TGAATTGCATCAGTATCAAAATCTTCCGTATCCCAAAAAGTAACAGCGGTTACTGTATTATTACTAATACTTTGTGAAGTTGATGAATATGCTTTTACGCCTACAAATGTTGAACCCGCAGCTGGTGTTGCCCAAGATGGCACGCCACCCGCCACAGTCAAAACCTGACCTGTGCTGCCAATACCTAATCTTGCAGGAGTTGATCCGCTTGATGAATAGATCGTGTCGCCAGTAGTTGTCATTGGGTTAGTCATACCTGTTGTATCTAGGTTTGCCCAAGCACTGCCTGTGTAATAAGTAGTTACGTTTGTGTCTTTAAGATATGCAAAATTACCTTCTTGTGGTGATGTTACAGCTGCATCTCTAGCAGCGGCACTGGCAAAAACCCACACGCCTTGCATCAAGTAGCCATCAACGTCGGCAGCGGTTAATACCTCGCCTGTAACAAAGTCTTTAAATCCTAATCCAGCGGCCATTATTTCTCCTTAGTAACTGAGCACATTATAGTCTAAAGTGCCGTATATATTGTTATTTAGAATCAGTGCATCGATGACTGGTTCAAGGGTCGTAAAGAAGACCCTAAAGCTATTTGGCGTGATGGTGTTAGCCACCCCAAAGATTTGCAGAGTGCGGTCTAGTGTAGAACCGCCTGGCTGGGTAGTAACCACTCTAATCGGATCAAAAAAATCTAATTCTAAAGCTGCAATAATCCCTGAATTGTAGTTAGGGGTATAGAGGTCTAATTCGATGCCATCGCACCTAACCTGGGTTTCAGCACGGCTAGCCACATATGCCCTAGCGTAATCAAGAGCTACGGCATCGGTCTGCATAAGCAAGTTTTGTAGGTTGTATGAATGGATAAAATATTTGTCTATTGATGCTTGGTTAATAGCTGTTTGTGGCGTACCACCAGCACGGCTGACAGTGGCAGAGTTAAACACTAGCGTATCGTCTAATTTCCACACAGCATCAGCGTATGCAATACCTGTGTTATTATCATTAAAGGTAGTTACAGTGCCGCCAATAGACCCAGCAGTAACTGATCGATCTTGAAACACAAAGGAGCCATCGACATCTACATATAAAGCCCCATATTCGCTATCTGTAACAGTTTGCATAGCATCTAAGGAAGTGCGGGCTGTGCCTGGGTCGGCTTGTAATGTAGTTAATCCAGCATCAACATCACGCATAGTTGCTGGCCAAGATATGGCATCTAAAATGTTATTGATTCTTGCCCCACTTAATTGTCCACTACTTGTGCCGCTAACTGTAGAAATCTGAGCATTTTGCGCAAGCCTAAACGCATCTACAGCTTGTATGGTTGTATAAGCAACCTCTGTTGCATCCTTTGGTTGAGTGTTTACATAACTTGTAATAAATCCTGAAAATAAAGAATAGGTGGTGGCACCATAGGTAGCAGAGATTTGAACCTTTTTCATTGGTGTTAAATAAGGACTGTAGGGGCTTAGTGGGTTAGTTGGGTTAAAATCTCCGTTTTGATCTACTATGCGCAGGGTTAATGTGCCTGTTTGGAATTGATCTACCAAAGCATTACGGCCTCTTATTGTTTGAATATAGTTAATACGATCTGATACATCCACAATAATTGCAGCTGAATCGGCCAATATATTTGTACCCAATATGCCAGTATCCAGTATCATCGCTTGGGCAAACGCTGGCCCTGTTGAGAAGTTAATTATCGCATTAACTGTTGGTACAGCCATTACAAAGATCCTGCTGGCAACAATTTATTGCCTGATTTTAATAACTGCAATACGTTTTGTTGAATAACCGCCTCTAATTGTTGATCGGTAACTATGGTGCCAGCATTTACGGTTACACCCACGCTTGGTGTTGCGGTTGCGGTAGCAGTGGCCTGTTGGTTGGTCGCACCTTGTGGCACTGTATAATTACTTCTTGCATTTTCCATTGGTGCAATTTGATTACGGCCCCTAGCGGTCATTTCACCTAAAGCATTAAATAATGCTGGGCCAAAATTATTTAAAGCGTTAGCTGCTGTGCCTGTGGCTGCCGCTAATGCATCTAAAGAGGTTTTAGCATTTAGCTCTGCATTTATTTTCTTTGCCAAAGCCTCGTTATTATCTAGGATTGCTAATTGTGCTCTAATGCGTAATTTGGTTTCTTCATCGGTTGCCTGATTAAGTGCCAAAGTTAAGTTAATACGTTCTACGTCAAACTTTTCTTGTAATTTGTCTACCTCTGATTTGGCCTTTAATTTAGCCAATTCATCAGCTCTGGCTTTATTAGTATCTCTAATTATTTTGTTTTCTAGGCGTAATTGTTGGACATAAACACGGCTAGCTGATCTTGGTTCTAAATTGGCTTTAGTTCCCGCCTTGCTTTTTGTTTCTTCCTCGGCCAGTTTGCCTAGTAAGCTAAATATATTTGTGCCAAATAAAATATCGGTTGCCTTTTTTGCACCTGGTATTTTTTGTAATTCAGCAATTAAAACACCCACACCAGTAATTGCATCGCCAGTGGCTTTGCCAAAGTTTTCCATTTTTGCTGTAGTGTCTTCGATGCTGGTGTCTTTACTTAACGCATCAAGCGCACCTAAAATACCCCGACCAATTTCTTCTTTAACGTTCTCAGATGCAACTTTCAATAAATCCATTTTGCCAGCATAGGTGGCTAATCTAGCTGCGGATTGCCCAGCAAACTTTTGGTTAAGTTCGCCCATAATCTTATCCATATCACCAGTTTTAATTATGGCTTTGCTTAATCCTGCGCCTAATCTAGATAATGATGTGGTTTGACCTGAATAACCTTTAGATATTGCGGCAGTTACCTCAGATAAAGATTTACCAGTAGCCGCACTAACATTTAATGCAGTAGACAGTGCTTCTTGGCTTTTAGTAATTGAACCAGTAACAGTTAATAATTGTTGAAATGCTGGGCGCAATTCATCATCTAAAACGCCAGTAGTTTTTTGGAGATTGGATATATATTTTTCAACTCCTGGAGCACTGAATTGGTAGCCAGTATTTTTTAATTGTTGCTCTAAGGCTTTGGCTGCTTTTTCATCGGCTGCAAATGCTGCTACGGCTTTTTTACTATAGTTAATTAAAGATGCTGCGCCAAATGTAACGCCAAAGGTTCTGCCTAATTTCTTAACTTGTTTATCAAATGCTGATATTTCTTTTTTGCCCCTAGCAAGTGCTTTACCATTAAAGGTTGCGGTTGCTGCTACAAATATATTGGCCATTACGCTGCCTTCTTACTTCTAATTTCGGTTTTTCTGTTAAACTCCACAGCTGAATTATCTATAGCTTTTAATATGGCCTCGTATATTTTTAAACTGTCTTGCGCCCAAGCCTTGTAAATTAAACGGCCTTTAGTTTTACGGTTACCACCACGAATGCCAGGTATTTTAGGTTGAGATGTTACTGGTTCTAATGCAGCTATAAATTGCTGACTTGCAAATGGGTTATTAGATTTATATTCTTCGAATGCTTTGCTGCGGGCAGATCGCTTAGTATATTGACCGCTTGCGCCTTGCGATGCTCTCATTTCAAACGGTGCTCTACCTTGTGGGTTCAAACGGCCAGCAGTTTCATAAATAGATCCAGGTCTGCTTACGTTGTAAACATAATTGCTTACTTTAAATCCATTTCTTAATGTTTTGTTTTCTCCAGGGTTGTAACCAATACCCGCTAATACTGCACCAGCATCATATTTGGGAAATGGTCTATAAGATACATCGCTAGACATTGGCTTAGACCAACCAGATAAAACTGCATTATTGCTTGGTACAAATCCTTTGGCTTTGGTTGCCACACCACGCATTAAAGGATCTATAGCGACCCTAATGCGGGTGCGCATATCTTCATCAATAAAACTTAATCCCGCTAAGACATCTTTAACGCCTACGACCTCTACTGGCATTTCTGATCTCCTTAGCTCTATCGGTTAGGACTTGTATAATTGCTCTATACATATCCGTATCCATATTTAAAAACTCGCTAGGCGGTATCCCAGTCTCTACGCTCAGCTGTGCGATGCTGTAAAGTATTGAAGACCGCTCTATTATTTTTTTTCTTCGTCTAATACCTCAACGGTCTCTAAAGTGTCAATAAACTCAGATCCCCATAAAGGTATTTGAGCGCCAGCCCTGCGTAAACATTCATAAGCAAGGTAGAATATTTCAGTCTGACGCTCGTGTTCCCTTAAAATCTTGCTAATTCCTGAGCCATATTTCTGTTCAAAGTTATATTCAATTCCTGGCGTTATTCTGTGCTCTGAGACTTCGCCATTAGCCCTTGTAATTTTTAACTTTGCCATTGTTACTCCTTAGTTAGAACGCCACTGATGGCGATACTGTTACTGCGGAGTTTATAGTAAATGTTACAGATGAGGTAGCGATCTCAGCCACGCCGCCTTGACCCACTGGGGTTAGGTTATTTACCAAGATTGAGAATTGGTAAGATGGGTTCGCTGCTGATACTGCTGTGCCTTTAACTGTAATCATTGATACAGAGATTGTCTGACCAAAGCAGTCATTCAAAGTTTGCATTACCTGAGCAGAAGCCCAGTCATTGATAAAGTCAAGTGTTAAGGTGCCAGATTGTAGGCCAGCCACAAACTTGTGGGCTGTGTCGCCCATAGCTGTTACTTCTAGTTCATCCGCTACTTGGTTA